AAGAAAAAACCCTTGAAATCATAGCGATTTCAAGGGTTTTGGTGGAGACTGCTGGACTCGAACCAGTGACCTCCTGCGTGTGAAATAACTACGAACGCGCGATTTGCGGAATTATGTTACAATAACACGGAATAAAGCGGAATAAATGTAACAACACAGGATTAAACGCTTCAATATTCCGCTTCATTCCTTCGCGGTTGCTAACAAATCCCTAACAGGTCTACTCCCGGAACATGTCCTGCAAGCGTTTCACTTCCGCAGCTCTCTCGATCTGCTTCTTGTGCAGATAGTCATAGAGACACTTCATGCCCTCGGGCGGCTCGCCGTGCTCCTGCCGGTACTTCTGGATGACGCCAGCAACCTCGGCGTGGAGCATCGTCATGTGATGCATCTCTTCGCCGGAAAGCTCGTAAAACGTCTTCGCAAGAGCAGGACGTTCGTCCTTGTACTCGAGGGCGCATTTCGCGTACTTCATCGCGTCCTCGATTTCCTCGTCGACCATCGCCGACAGTTTTTCAATGAGTTTCATTTTCTTCCTCGCTTTCTGCGGTCGGCTTAGGTATTGCCTTTTTGATCTCAGCAATCGCCGCGTCGCCGATCTGGTTGCCGATGCTGCGCCCTGTGGGCGTGGCCACCATCGCGCCAAGCAGCATACCGATCAAGAGCTGCACCATCGCGCACCTCTCAAACCCTCTGCACGCGCAGCGCCACATTATTGACCGTAGCGGCAACTCCGGTGAGCACCAGCGTCAGAAGAGAGCCGTCACAGCCGCAGGCGTTACGGATAATAGCTGTAATAGTGAGGTTTGCCACGCCGTTTGCTGCGACCGTCTGAGCTGCCGTAGCGCCGATGATGGCGACGCCGTCCTTCTGTGCGGTCAGGCTGACCGTACCGGCAGCCGTGGGTGCGACTGTCGCGCTGACATTGACAAGGTAATATCCCTGCCCACACAGTGTAATCGCGTTGCCGTCCTGACGGATGTTGCAGCCATAGCGGCGCGTCGTCGAGCCGACCGGCACGATGCCGCCGGCCGCAACGGTGGGATTGCTGACGTTGGTCGTGTAAATTGCAGACTTGCTCATATTTTTACCCTCCTAAAAAATTAAAAAGCGGAGCAGCTGTTGCCGCCCCGCTTGCCTCGCCGAATAGGGCGTCAAATGTTGCCGTTTCCGCAACCGCAGCCACAGAACGGGGAGTTGCCCGCGCTGTAGGTGTAGCCGCTGGGATAGCGAACGACACCGCACATCTGCTCGCGCAGATAGAGTTGGTTGTTGGCCTGCTCAAGCTGTGCGATGCGGCCTTCGAGCTGGCTCTTTTCGAGCGCTGCGAATTTAGCGTCGATGTTGGCGTTGATGGCGTCAAGGCCGCGCTGCGTGGTGCAGCAGCAGTCTGCCATCTGGCGCTGGATGTCGTTGCCGGTCTGCATGATGGCCATGTTCGTGCCGTTCTGTGCGAGCGCGACCTCCTTGCCCAGCTGACCGATGCCGCCCTGCATCTCGTAGCCGAGATTGCAGATGCCGTTGCCGATGTTGGTCAAGCGGTCGTTCAGCTGGCCAAACTGCTGGCCGAAAAGGATCTCCTGCTGCGACGCAGCCGTGGCGTACTGGCCAAACTCGCCCTGGCGATTCCATCCGTTGCCGCCAAAGCCGAACATGAAGAGGAAGAGCACGACAATGAGGAACCAACCGGAACCCCAGCCGTTCTCATCGTTCGCACCGCGGGTGACCGCGGCGATATCGCTGAGAGACATACCACTATCCATGTGTCAAAACTCCTTCCTGAAAGATTTTATAAATAAACCGTTGCGCACCGGCTTATTTCAGAAATTGCATGAACTCCTTTGCCTGCTCTTGGAGCTGCTGGAACTGAGCCTGAGACATCTGCCCGGACTGCAAAAGTCTTTCGACTTCCTGCTGCGCTTTCTGGGGCGTCATGCCTGCAGCGAATTTGCGAAATTCTCCCAACATCGCAAGAGGGTTATTTGGTCTTCTGCTGCTTCTCTGTAGCATCTGCATCATCGGATTTGGCATTGAGTATTTCCTCCAATCTCTTCACGCGGTTTTCAAGACTGTTGACGTCTACCGGCGCAGCCGCCTGATACGGCGCGACTGTGTACGGCATGACGGTGGCATACCCCGCACCATCCGTCTGTTTGAGCCAGACAATGGGGTCGTTCTCGTCCATCAGCAAAATAGAGCTGTTCGGAGCGAGCCTGAACGCCTCTGCGCCATTTCTTCCGTTCACGCGGGTAATTTGACCCGCAAAGCCTTGCATCGCTCCTGCGCCGTTCTGCGGGCTTGCAGGGGCATATCCGCCATAGGGGTTATAGCCCATTGGCTGCGGCTGATAAGGATTGCCAAAGTATCCCATGCGCGCACCTCCTTTTGTTGTCTCAATGATAACGAAAAAGAGGCCCCGCAAAGAGCCTGAAAAAGGTCTTTGTAGGGTCTCTTCTTTATGCGTTTTTGATGCCGTCCGCGATTTTGCTGTACGCCCGGCGTCTCCGCGTCTTCACATACTCCGGTGAGACGTGCAGCGTCTCCGCGACTTCGACGCGGCTCTTCCCGCGCACGTCGCACTCGATAAGGCAGTACGCCTCGTCCTGCGGCAGTTCGAAGGATAAGATATACGCCACGGCTCGTTTGGGGGCCATAGAGGATAATTGCGCGCGGATTGACCTGTGCTGACTGTTCATGCCCGTGTAGGGCTTGCAGAGGCGCTTGCGCGTGGGCTTTCGCCGCCCGCTCCTTCCTGTGCCCAAATCGGACACCGTTATTTTGCCGCTCTCTGGATCATCGTCACGGCCTCCTGCCGCGTGATAAGCCCCTGCGGGGCGCTGCCATCCGTGATGCCCGCTGCCTTTGCCGCCGCCCAGTCTTTCGCGGCCCACGTGGAGACGGGCTTCGTGCGCAGCTGCGCAAGGTAGCTGTCCATCATCTTGTTAAACGTTGCCTGATCCATGTATTCCTCCATTTCCGGCGGATACTTGCCCGCCAAGATCATGCTCCCTGTGTACTTGAGGTGATCGTCCCACTGGAAATGCGGGCGATCGAGGAATTTCTTCCAGTCGCCGCCCCACGAAAAGCCGACTTGCTTGCCGATCTGCCCGCAGCGGGCGAAAAACGACGGATCGTCGTACTCGTGCCCCTTGACGTTTTTGCAGATATCGAACGCAAGCCCCGCCTTGACACCGTGGAACGTCGGGCGCGTCGCAGTTTTCGCCGCGTAGCCGTTTGCGGCAAGATAGCGCTGGTACTCGTCATCCCTGACCGTCTCCGTCACCAGAACTGGAAGCCCCGCCTCCTTGCAGAGGTCAAGAAAAATGACGCAATTCGCACGCACGTCTGCCCGCAGGTCGGCGATGTCCCTACTGTGATACATTTTCGTCACCCTTACCGTCGATCACGTCCTGTGCCTTCTGGCTCTGCGTGCCGAAGTAGAACGCGATAATGACCGCATAGATCGTCATAAAGTCCTGCGAGATGTTGCCCGTCACCGCCATGTACGCAAACACCGCCGTCAGCACCAGCGTCACAAGGCTCTTGACGCTCATCAGGTTTGCCAATCTTTTGTGAATCAGTTCCATGTTATTCGTCCTTTCCTTTGATTTTGATTCCCGCCAGTAAGCCAAGCTCCGCCGTCCACGCGGCGAACCACGCGACGGTCAGGCTGTCCGGCACTACCTTGTCATGCGCGGTCAATACAAGCACCGCAACGCAGTACCAGCAGAGGTTGAGCACTGCCGCGATGACGTACTTGTCCCGCTTTCTCAGTTTCTTCATAAGGCCACACCCGACAGCAGCCACGCAATAAACGCGCCCGCCAGCGCCGCGAGGATTTTGTCGACCAGACTGTCCCAGCGTTTCCCCGCCTTGCCCGTGATGGCTTTCACGTCCTCTTTGATCTCCTTGACATCTCCCTCGACGGTCTCCTGCTTGGTCGCCAACACTTCGACCGACGTTGCCAGCCTGTCAAGCGCCGTTTGGTGCTCCTGCAACTCATTGATGCGGTGCGTATTGCTCTTGCACCTGCTTTCGATCAGCGCGATCTCTGCGTCATCGTAGTGCTTTGCATTGTCCATTTTTCACGCCCCCTTATTTTTATGGTGTTCTCCATTGAGCGTATCATGCCGCCTCCACAAATTCACCACGGGGCAAAAGAACCTGTCGGGGATCCGACAGGTTCTTTTTCTTTACGCCGCTTTCTTCCTCATGATTGCAAGTTGCTCGTCCACCCGCGCGCGGTTCCAATGGCGAATGCTCTTTCCGACGCCGAAGTCCTCAAATAGGGCTGCACGCTGTTTATCGGAAAGCCCCTTCTGCTGATAAACAAGCTCCATGATCTGTAAGCCTTCACTGTTGCTGATGGTATCCCCGTTTTTGTCCTTCAGGCTTTCGATCCCGCCTTTTGCCAGATAGAGCGCAATATACTGGGCTTCTGAAACGCCCGTCTTTTTGACGGTATCTATGGCCTTTGCCGCCCACCCGTCCGTTTGGTAATTGCTCACGCTCATTTTCCCAACGATGTTGGCATATTCGTAGGCTTTTGCAACGGCATCTGCCTTATCGCCGTCGCTCATGGACTTATAGCTCGCAAGTCCCGTGAGATCGCTGACGATCTTATAGGAAGTCTGCCCGCGCTTTGTGGCGTACTTGACGTATTCCTCGCCGGTCAACTGTTTGTTTTCCTTATTCACGGTAAAAGATTTCGGTGCGCGCTGCGGCAGGACTTTGGCCTCACCGGTCGCCTCATATAGGCGGCTCAATTCATCTTCCATTTTGCTGTCGATTACCTTCGAGGTATACGCGGGATTCGCAAAATTGTTAAATGCCCGCGCGGCCACGCCTCCGGAGTTTTCCGTGCGCCCCCATGCGTCGATAAAGGGAATCTGCCCGTAGTCAACGCCCGGAATACGCGCGCTGGCCTTGCCGAGCGCATATTGCATATCCGGCGTCAGGAATTTGTTCTTATCCGTATAGGTCGTCATGCGCTCGCTTTCGCCCGTGCGCTCCGCCTGCCCGAAGACCGTCGGGATACCCTGCGTCAAATAACTCGTCGCCGCGCTTGCTACCGCACTGGTTAGTGCGTTTGTGTCCCCGGAGGACGCATACCCCACCGCGTCAAAAACGTCGTTCAGGCTTTGCAGACAACTCATGGAAAGAAGCGGGTCCGTCACGTTGCTTGCTGCCTGAAGCATATCACTCATAGTGAGATACCCGTTGTTCGCCTGCATCTGCTCGTAAAGGTTTGCCCCGACGAAAAACGGAAGCGCTTCCGGCGCAAGCCAATCCAGCGTAATACTCGTGCCATTTGGCAGCTCCAGTGCGTATTCCTGATGTCCTTGCAGCTCGTCGAACTTTTTCTTCTTCTCGTCATCACCGCCGCTGCCGCGAAGAATGCCCTCTTTCGCCATATAAAGGCCGAGCATCATCAGCCCCGTGCCGGTCAGTCCGGCGGCGGCCCGGTCGATCATTTCGGTCGCCTGCATATTACCCTTCTGCACCTGCACAAGGTCATAGCTTATGCTTTTGAGGAAACCAATAGGGCTGTATTCCACGCCGCGCACCAGAATGTTGGCTGGTGTCTTGCGGAACGGCAGGATTCCTTCGGCGAGGGTGCTTCCGAGGCGTTTCATCTTGTTATCCCCGCGGTATCTGCCGAGATCGGAGATCATCTGTGAAAACGCATTGGTGTCTCGATAGGTTGCTTTCTGCGCCTCTCTGATCGCGTATTCGCGTGCCGCTTCAATGCCTTTCCCGCCAGCGACCTGCTCCGCGGTAATGCCATTTGCTTTGCAGAATTGCGCCAGCGCCGCCGCGTAATGCGGCTTGGAGAACCATGCGTCTTCCGCATCCAGCGCCGTGCTGTTAGATTTGCGCATCGCTTCCAGCAGCTTTGGTTTGAAGATCGTGCGCCCTTCCTCGATTTCCTGTCGCACATTGACATTATCATTGTACTTGCCGCTGCCGAGAGCCTGCTCGCGAATGTTGGCATAGTCACTCCATGCCGCCTTGATAAGCCCTGCGTCCTTCGTCGTCAGGATTGCCTTCGTGCGTCCGACTTTGCCGCCGCTCACCGCGTTCGCAGCGCTCTCAATGCCTGCGCCGATGACGTTCTTTACCGTGACAGCAGGAACAAATCCTACGTTGCCAACGATGTTGCGCACATGCGTGCGTGGATTACCAAGCATCGAAAAGTAGCGCCAAGCGTTCCATTTGTCAATGAAGCGGCTCGGCATCTGTCTGCCGATATCGCGATAGATTTCCTTCATCGCCTCGGTGCGCGCATCGTCGTCCTTTGCGTTCAGGAACTTCTCAGCGAGGTCGCGGTCAATCTTCAGATCAGGGGCCTTTTCCCCGTACTGCTTTTTGAGATCTTCTGTCAAGTTCTCCACGCTGCGCTGCGCCGCATAAAGCTGCGTACCGGGGTCCTGCTGCTTGAGCAGCCGCGTTGCCTGCAACGCCTGTGCCGCATTTCTCTGGCGCTTTACGATGGTGTCGAGCACATCGATAGCTGTCTCCACATCACCGCTGTTTGCTGCATTGTTGTAGAGCGCCCAGCCAATCGCCGTATTCTCCTTGCTGATTCCCTCTTTGGTGGAATTTTTCCATTTATTCAAGGTCTTTTGCCAGCCTTCGGTTTTGATGCGGCTTTCTGCGTCACTGATGGCCTGCTTGTCCGTATAGCGGTCGTAGGAGAAATCTCCTTTTGCCACCATTCGTTCCAACGTCGGCACCATTGCGTCCGGCGTTGCCTTTGCTTCCAGCACCGTGCGGATCGTGCGGCTGACGTATTTGTCGTCCGCCGTTTTCTTCGGCACTTGTACCTCTCGGTACGCGCGCTCGCCCGCAGGGATATATCCGTACTTCTCTTTCAACGCTTCATAGTTCGCCTCGGGGATCTCACGGGAGAATGCCGCATCATTCACGCTGTTGACTTTTGCTAAACGGTCCGCCTCATCTCCGGCGATATATTCCACCGTGTTGACCCCGGCATCCTGCAATGCGGCTTTCAGCCGCTCGCTGCTATTGTCTGGGATAACGGCGGCAAGGACTTCATCGAAGCCAACGGCACGCTGGGGCTTTGCCTCAAAGTAGCCCGTAGGGATTTCCAGGGCCGCCTTAAAGATGCCTTGGATGTCCTGCGCTGTCTTGCTGCTGATTTTATACCCGTCAGCGGCAAAGCTCTTGATGATAGCATCCACGGTCTTTTTCCCGCCCGCAGCGTTCTTTAAGGCCGTGGCAGCATAGTCGTAGTCCATTGTGCCGCCGGTTTTCTTAACGATTTTCCCCAGCACATTGTTGATGGCCTCGTCCACCAGCTTTACCTTTGCGTCGTATTCACTTCCTTCCTCAAGGCCCAGCCGCCCGCTGTCCGACTTGATGTCCTGGATGCTTTTGTAGCTCGGTGTTGCAAGAGCCTGGATGCCGGTAGCCGAAACACCCCAGAAGCCTTGTCCGCGTTCGCTCTGCGCATCCCGCATCGCCTTGACGATATTCTCCAAAGTGTAGGCATAGTGGAGCTGCCCCCATGCACGCCTGTTCCCGTTGCGGTCGATGACCTCCTTGCCGTTGTAAAGGCCCTTTCGGCCCTCTACGCCGTCAAAAAGGTTGTGCAACCACGCCTCGTACTTTGCGGGGTCAACCGCTTCACGGATAGCCTTGTGCGTTGCTTCCGCGTCAAATTCCATCCGGCGGGTCTCCGGCCCGTTCGCCAGGTAGTTCCTTGCGCGGACCAGCTCTGGCATCAGCTTCTTGGCGGGCAGGGCCTCGCTCTCAATGCCGTGTTCAGCCAGATAGCTGCTGTACGTGGCCTCCAGTTCTGCGCCGTGTGCCTCTACCCAGCGTTTTCGCGCCAGCATGGGGCTTTCGCCACCGACCGGGCGCATCTCCCCGATGACATCCTCCCCCAGCCTTTGGATAAGGTGGTCATACAGCTTTATTTTTTCATCATCCAACCGCGTCACGGTCTCCGTGTTGATGTTTTGCACCATGTTCTGGCCACTGTCTGCCAAGAACAGATTCATCATCTGGGCATCATCTTTGTGTCGCTCCAGCAGCCCGGCCTCGCCGCCGTTGCTGTTCAATGCGTCCTCCAGCTCGTTGGCATAATTGTAGAGGGGGCGGGCATTGTCGTAGCCGACGCGTTTCACCAGCTCGTAGTATTTGCTCCGCAGTCGTTTCTCCGCGTCGCTGTTCACCTCGTATTCCAGGCGTGGAGAAGTCGGCGTCCAGGCGTCCCCGCCGTAAACCTTGTTCCGGCTGTCCGCCTGCGGGTCGATGGTGGCCTTGTTGAACACCAGGGAGATGGGGCCGTACTTGGAATGGCCCTCGCTGGCCTTGACCACCGCAATAGAGGGCATGGGTAATCCGCCCAGCTTCAGCGCGGACATGATGCTGGACTCATCCTTGTTGTGGACGGCGATCAGCTTGTCAGTCTCTTCGACCGGCGTTTCCATGCTGAACTTCAGCTTGACATTTTGTACGCCACGAGATAGACTATCTACAGAAGCATCCCCCCGCAGAGCGCCGCTGTTCGCAGCGGAAGAGCCGTCAATTTGGGGGATGCTTCTTTCTTGCATCTGCCCAATATTATAGATCATCTTACCGTCTGCACTCTGCGCTGTCGAGATTGTGATCTTGTAATACTTCCCATCAAAATCTTTGAAAAACGCCGTGCGATAATTCCACCCGCGACTTGCCATGCCCCCATGGCGGCTGTTATGATCTACAACGTTTCTATCCCCCTTGACAGAAATCTGCGCCAACTCGTCAATATGCGATGCTGCATTTACTTTTCGCTCAAATGCCGCCTCGCTCATAGTACGCCCATCGCTGGTGTGGTTGTCGCTCAGTTTCCCTGCCGAGGTCGCAGTCAGGGCCAATTCGTCGCCATCCGCGCCGATAAGCTTAACGTCTTGTCCACGGCGGATTTTTCCGTTAATATAGTCTTCCAGCTGTTCGCTCCAACTCTGCGGGTCATTTCCAAAAATGACCTGTCTGTCGGCGCGGACATATTTTTTGCCATCGGCAGCCTCTTCAATGCTCGCCCTGCCATTTATTTTGCTTGGCGGCGCACGCGTGCTTTCCTGCGCAACGGTTTCACTCTCCACCTTGATATGTGCAAGAAGGAATGCTGCCGCATCGCTGATCTCGCTGTCAGCGAAAATGTTCATATCGCCGAGGCTATCACAAACGATCTCTTCCCAGATTTCCTGCGCCGTCATTTCGGTGCCGGCATAAGCATCTGCATACGCCGTGCAGAGGGAGTCGACCTCACCGCTGGTAAAGGTCTTATCGATGCGCGTGCGTACCTCGTTCAAATCGACTTCGCCCTTTGCGATCATATCATGTCCGGCCTCATGCCGCATGATCTGGTACGACGTAAATTCCGGATGATCCGCACGGATAAATACGCGGTCACCTGAAACGTAGCCGCGCACCTGGAACGCTTTCCCGCTCTTGTCACGGAACGTCAGATTATTCCCGGCAAAAAACGTCACGCGCAGACCGCGCTCTTTGGCGAGGTCCTTCGCCTTGCGCATTTCCGCCGTCTCGTTCTTCACAAGATAGACGCTGTCATTGACCGCGCCTCTGCCGATGCCGAAGCTCGCAGTGCTTACTTTTTCTCCATAATCGAGCGCAGCTGCTTCGCTGTCTGCGAAGTGTCTCCCTTTCTTCCGGCTCTGATCTCGTCCTGTGCTTTCTTCCACGCCTCGTACTTCTCCGCGGGGATTCGCACCGTTATCCCGTTCGCTGCCGTCGCGTAAATGTACTGCTTCTCCATGTTCGGCTCCTTCCTGCTGCGCGTATTCTGCGCGCAGCTCGTCCATTGTTACCTCTCCTGTCTCGAGGGCAAGGCGGTTGTCAGTTACATACTTGTCAAAGCCGGTCGCCTGCGCCTCTGCGCCTGCGATCTGCTGCTTTGCTGCAATATAATCCATGTTTGGGGCGACCGCCGTTCCATCAACAGCAGTGTACCCATTCGTTAGCATGTCGTCAAGCACAATCTCGAGTGTTTTCGCCGCTTTGACATTCTCCTGCCCGTTATCGTTGATGATGCGCTGCGCTGCATCAATGATTTGCGTGCGCGTCAGACCCTCGTTCATTGCCTTTCGCATGGCGGGGGTCTCGAATATCTGATTGTTTCTCTGGTATCCGTTTGCCGTCCGCTGCCGCGCGCCCTTCTGCTGTCCGCGCGAAAGGCTTATATCCGCGATACCGGAGAGCTGCTCTGCCGCCGCGCTGTAATAACTGTGCAGCTCTGGGTGGTCGAACTGGAAAGCGTTCACGTTTCTGCCCGATACGTTTTCCTTCGTGCGGCTGTCAATGTGCTCGCCCGTTCCTGCCGCTTTCTTCGCGTCGTTCTGCCCTGCGACATAGCCTGCATAGGCCGTCTCATTCGTCGGGTTCGGGTTCGCTTTGCCTTCCACGCCCGCATTGTAGGCAGGGATAAAGTCCGCGACGTGCTGTGCCGTGTCCTTGCCCTCCTGGTACGAGCCGCGGATCGCCTTGCGCCCGCTCTCACCGAGGGAGTTATCAAAGCGCGCGAATCGGTTTGTCGCAGCTTCCACGCCGCCACCAATACCGCCGAGTGCCGATCCAACAAGGAAGTCATACAAGACATCCCTTGCCTGCATGGCGCTGTAATTTTCCCCGATACTTTTCCCGTTATAAATCGTCTGTAAGGCAGGCTGTGCAAAATCAGAGATGACCTCCTCCAAACCTTCGCCCGTAGCAGAAAAGAGCGTTTTCAGCACAGCTTGTCCCGCCACACTCTTTGACAGTTTGGCGACCACATCTTCGACAATTTCATCTGCGGCGCCTGCGCCGTAAATCCCCGCAAGGCCGTCCGATAGCTTTTCGGTCAAGGCCTCAACGCCTCCTGTGCCTACCGAATATGCCGCCCTGCGCAAAAGGCTCGCGCCGCTGTCACTGCTTTCCAGCGCCGCCGAGCCTCCTGCGCGGACCGCCAGCGGGATCAGCGAATGTCCGCCTGTCGCCGACGCAAGAAGTAAGTCGCCTCCCATCTGCGTCGCATTTACTCCAAGCGTATTTACGAATTTCCCCACTGGGCCCTTCCCATAGTTCGCAAGGTTTTCTTCCGCTTGGGCCTCGGCAGTCAGTCTCTTTCCTGTTTCATAGTTGCCTGCCGCGATTTTCCCAGCCTCTTCTTTCCAGCGCTTCCCCTTTTCCGGGTTACCAATTAGGTTACCTACTGCTTCGCCCACCGCTGCATTGATCTCATTGAAAAGCCCTGCTGCCCCCAAGTATGACCCCGCAGAGCCTTTCACCCCCGCAGAAACAACATGCTTGGCATCGTCCGCCACGCCCTTTGCCACGTTCCCGACGCGCTGCGTGGCCGTCTGCGGCTTCACGTCCTTCACATGCTGCTCAAGGGCTTCCTTGCTCTGGTACGGCTTTGCGTTTTGCTGCTGCAAGGCTCCGCTATTGAGTCCCTGCATGATGGGGCTTTGCCACTTGGGCGTGACAACGTTCTGCTGCCGGAACATCGGGCTTGCGCCGCCCTGCGTGGGCGTCTTCGGCATCACGACATTCTGCCGCGTCATTGGTGTCGTCTTCACCGGGCTCGTGCGATATACTGTAGGTGGAGAAGAGACCGGGGCGCTCGCGCTCCCGGTCTGCATCAATTTCCCGCGCTTCCCCTGCGCAACAGTGGTCGCAATTGGCTGCTCAGTCTTTAATTTCTTCTCTTCGTTATTGGTGTTCAGTGCTACCAGCTTTCCCATATCAGTCCTCCGTGTAAGTCAGCCCGTATTCGTCCAGCATCTTCTGCACGCGCGCCTTCTGCTCGTCGCTCAGCTTATCCCAGAAAGACTCAATACCTCCGACAGCATAATCGGTACGCCCCTGTGCAAGCATCGTGCGCAGACTGCTCATAGCCGCATTGAAATTGCTCGAATTATAGCCTTCGCTTGAGCCTCCGCCGTCCTGCCCTTCCAACCAGCTCTCATAATCGTCATACAAACTGCTTGAAGAGGAAAAGCCGTACTTCTTATAGTTGTTGGAGATAAAGCTCTTGGGATAGCCGCTTGCCTGCGCCGCTGCGAACAAGCCATCATAATCCGCCTCGCCGCCGCCCGTAGGCGTGGTGCTGACGCGGGTATTTCTTCTCGCGGCCTGCTGCGCGGCCTGCTGCAATTTATACTGCCATTCCGCATTGTATCGTGCATCATCGATGGCGTCGCGTTCCTTCTGGTAGTTATAGTTCAGCTTGTCCTGCTGCTTCTGATACGCCAGCGCATCCGCCGTCTGCTGGTCGCCCACCTGATCGCGCGCAAGCTGATAGAGGTAATTGCGGTCAGCCAGCCAGCGGTTGTAGTTGTTGTCCTCAAGGCCGATGAGCGTATTCAGGTCGGCGCGGTCGCCGCTCAATTTATCCTGATACATGCTATAGGCAAGCTGCTGTAATTCGGGGATCTTGTCCGTCATCTGGCTCATCTGGTAGTCGCTCGCCTGCTGGCTCGCTGCCACCGCCGCCGTGGACGGCATCCCGCCCGTCATCACTGCCGCCTTGCCGAGCACATCCTCCGCGCTGCGGTCTGCCTCGCGCGTATACTGCTTTCGGTACTGCTGATAGAGTGGGTCGCTCACCGCGTCGTAGGAAAACGGCGTGCGATTCAGCAGCGCGTCGAGCTTTGCGCCGATCTGTCCGCTCTGATCGTAGTTGTAGCTGCTGTCGCCCAGCTTATCGAGCCAGCTCGTGTCAGCCTTTGCAGGGCTCGCACCCGTTCCGAGTTTGATGTACTTGCTGCCGTCCACGCCGCCGGAATAGTCGTACTTCGCACGAATTTTCTCCGCCGCGTCGTGCGCCGCCTGCTGGCCCGCCTTGTCTCCCTCGGCATATGCCTTGTTGTAGGCCTCGGTATACTGCCGGATGAGATCAAGGTCGCCCGAATCGTTGATGAGCGTCAGGTCTGTATTCTTGTGTTTGAAATTATCTGCCATTGTCCCCTCACTTTCTGCCGCCCGTCACGTATTCGTACTCGAGCGCATAGAGCCGGTATTCTCCTGTGGCTTTGATTTTTAATCTAAAGTGGTCGCAGCGGCGGATCGGGCAGTTGAGCGTGAAAACGTCTTTCTCCTGTGCCCCGCAGCGGTCGACCTCTTCCCACGCGCCGCCGTCGAACTTGACAAGGAACACGACCGTTGCGCCCTTTTCGCATTCCAGCCGCGCCCGTACGCGCTGCACGCGCTTCGCGTCGAATGAGCCGCCGTCATAGTCAGCAAACTCCGCCTCGCTAATAACAGCTCCCTCGCGTGTTGCGCCGGTCGGGATATCTGCCGGATTCCCCAGCAGCACGCACCCGCCGTCTACTAAGGCCATGATACCGCCCGAATAGGCCATTTGCACCACGGCAAGCGCATCTTCCTTATGCCACACGCCGTTCTCGCTGCTGTAGCAGTACAGCGCCGCCTTGCCATCCTCTTTCAGGCTCACGTAGTAGTTGAGGCCGTCGCTTCCTCCCACCGCGTCGGAGAGGCGCACATCGTCGCCCAGCGTGCGGGAGATGCAGCGCGGCATTCCTCCGCTGTACGCCATGACGCCGACCTTTGAGAGGTAATAGAGCGTTTCACCCGCCACAGCAAGGCTCTTGTGGCTGCCCTTCATCACGCCGAGAACAGCACTCGACATGAGCTGGAAGTTTGTCGGAATCGTGCCGTACATCTTGAATATTTTGTCTTCTTTGAAAAAGCACGGGTAGCCAAGGTAGCTCACGCACGCCGTGAACGCTCCCGCCGTGCCGCTCTCCACGCTGAACGCGTCCGTGGATAGCCCGTCAAACACATTCCAGTTGTACGGGTCGCCGAGCTTTGAAGCAAAGATGCTGTCGCCCTTGCAGCCCCACACGCGGTTTTCGTTCGTGCAGACGAAGTCCATATCGGGAACGCTGCGCTTGAGCGTGACTGTTCCGGGCTCCGTGATGCTTTCCTGCCCATCGGGCAGGCGGAAAGTATTTTCATAAAAGCGCAGCGTCTTTTTGTCCTCGCTGATCTCGCGGATGATGGGCGTGCGGTTGTTGTAGGGCTCCTTTGTGCAGCCAGAGATCGTCACCGCGTCGCCCACGTTGAATGGGAACGCCGCGCCGGTCGTCGTGATGCTGTTTGCCGCCGCCTTTTCGTCGGCATACGTGCCATTCCCGAATTTCAGCCCCGCCGCGGCGTAGCTCGCCTCCATCGGCTTGATCGTGCCGTCTTTTTCGCACACAATCTTATCAGGGAAGATGAGCACGCGTTCTCCCAGCGCACAGAAAGTCTTTTCGCTGTCTGCGACCGTCGTCTTCTCTTCGCCGTTGATGTAGAGCTTCGTTCCGTATACCTCGTAGAGCTTGCCTGCGCTGAAAATGCCGTTCGCCTTGCCCATACCCTTTCGGACGGTATAGCGCCGCGCACGGGGGGCAAGAAGCGGGAAGTATCGCGCCGACAGGTTTTTCATGTCGTAGAGCTCGCCGCCCGCCGCGCCGAATGTGTGGTTGATCCCGCCAAATTTCTCCTGCTGCACGCGCCGATTCATATACGCCGTGATCTCAGGCAGTCTCATCCGGCCCCTCGCTTTCTTTCTTCTCCGGTGCTTCCGTGCCGTCGCAGATCATCGCAATATTGCGAAGCGACTGTCGCACCGCTGCCACCACGTCGACGGCATCACCGTTGACGTTCAAAATGCCGATCAGGCGCATCGCGTGCGCCGCTTCCTGCTTGATCTTTTCATTCATGCTCTTTACCTCCAATCGGGTTGCGAATAGCTCCCGTAATTGTTGACCGGTCGAACCGATAGCCAATTTGTGTTGGAATACGTCCCGATGTTGACGATCGCGCGGTATCTCTTCCAGTTCGGATAGGCATACGTCCCGACATTGATAACCGCCTTCGCGCTGCTTCCGCCGCCGCCACCGCCGCCGCTGTACGTTGTGGCGGTACCCTCGTCGGAGTAATCCGATACGATCCAGTCACCGCCCCAATAATAGAGGTTGCACACCCACTCGTATGTCGTCCCCGGCGATAGCCCCGTGATCGTGCCGACGAATGTGCTCTCCCCGCCGCCGACTGCCGTGGAATTGAACTCAAATGTTCCGACGCCGGTGATGCGCATGTCGATGAGCCGCTTAAAGGTGTAATCATCCGAGCCGCCCGTAAACTTGGCGTACACGCTGAGCTGCGTCCCGTCTCCGTCGACCGGTGATAGCGTACAATAAAAGCTCGCCATGCCTTACTCCTCGATGAAAAACACCGTGCCATACGGCGCGTTGCTCGGCGGCGAAGCGCCGAACGTGTAGTTGCCGCTCAGCACCAGATAGCCGCCGCCGAGCGAGACGACAGGGTAGTCGCTGGCATCGTCTTTTCCGATCAATGCAAACGGCCCCAGCTTGGATTCAAGAAAGATATTTCCCGCTGCGTGCATCTTCATGCCGCCATAGGTCGCCGTCAGACCGACGCCGACCTGCCCCGTGCCCGTGTAGGCAAGATCCATGCTGCCGACAGGGGTATCTCCGGCCAGCAGGCTTACGCTCCCGCCGCGCAGCGCGCCCGCCGTCAGAGTGCCGTCGATGTTGACTGCCTTGACGTGCAGATCGACAGTCCCCGTGCTCGCCACCTGCACGCCGTTGTAGTTGAGTTTGAAGATCGTGCCGTTCTCGCCGCTCGTCGCGCCCAGCGTGAAGCCGGTCGCGCTCTGGTCGAAAATGCTCTGTGCCTGCGTCGCGTCGATCTTGGTGCTTACCGTCGCGCGGATGCCGTTCACGTCGGCCTTGATGTTTGTGATCGCGCCGTCGAGGTTCGAAATGCTCGCCTGCAAGCCCTTTGCCGTTGTGTCAAGCTGCGTGATGTCCCCCTCAGCATCGCTAAGTCGAGCATCTAATCCTTTCGCTGTAATGGAAATTTCATTTACGTTCTTGTCCGTATCTTCGATCTTGGCGTAGATCGGCTCGGAAATATTCTTGATAAACTCGCTCAGTGCATTCTGATTGATGTTGCTCCCGTCCAGATTGAAAAGCGTATACCGAAGCTGTTCCAGAAGCACGAAAAGGTAGTCGTAGACCCCGTTGATCTGCTCCTGCGTGTCTTTGCCTTCGCCGTTCGGGAAGGTCGTCTCCACCAGCTGAAATGTCGTCGGCACTTGTCATCACACCTTCCAGTTGCCCCGGCTTTCTTTCCGGTTGGTCCTGCGCCACCATGCCATAGCATCGGCCACCGCCTCGTTGGCAATGGCGTGGTCGTTGGCATAGAGCGCGCTGTCCTGATTGTAAGCGTCGAGCTGCGCTGCCAAATACAGGTGGTAACACTCGTTGTGGCCGTCCGGCAGCAGCAATTCCATGTCTTCGACACTCGCGGTGTCATCCTCCACGCTCACCTTGAGGGTGGGGGCTTCCACCCCCATCATTTCGGCAATTCGGTGCTCAAGCCCCATGAGGATTTCCGCCTTGCGCGGCGTGCTCAATTTGTTAGGCCGCAGCGCATCCGCGTCACGGATAGCTTTCAGCATTTTCATACATTAGACCTCCGTGAAATACTGCCCCGCCAGCTCATGCGGCAAATACTGCAAGACGATCTTGCCGCCCGCGGCCTCGCCGATACGCTCGCACTTGTACGTCTTGCCGTCCTCGCCGTCGAGGTAATACTTGCCGTACTCGTATTCCATGCCGCGCGCTGCGGGGATGGGGTCTGCCTGCGTGCCTGCGTGGTCGACGTTGATGATCGTCCAGAGATTGGGCGTCTTGTCCGGCGTATAGTCGGCTTGCGAGGTATGACCCAGACGGCACTTGTACACCTTGCCGCCGTAGCTCCTGCGGTCGCCCTTAGCGCAAGCCACGGGGTACGCCCATGCCGTGATGAGTTCCGGCACGCTCGCCGCCTCGCCGTCGCTCAGGCTGACCGCTGCCTGCTCGATAATGGGGCGCAGTTTCACCGCGCGGGCATACGTGACCGGCCCACCCGCAAGGGCGGTAACGGTCGCTTTGGCGCTTTCCGTTTCCGTGGGCTTGCCCATCTTAATGGATACCGTGCCGTCGCGGTGGTCGGTGATGTCGCCCGCAAGACTGTACTCGCTGTTGTCGTACTCATTGACGACTTCCTTGGTCTCGCCCGTGGGCTTCCCCTGCTCGTCCAGCACGTCCACCATATCGCGCTGCACGATGCTCCACGGCGTATTGTCGGGCAGCAGTGCCGCCACGGCGTCGTGGGACATGGTGAGGTAGATGGTTTTGGTGTCACGTCCGTCCCACGAGCGGTCAGTACGGTTGCCGTTGACCGTAGCGGGGTATTCCGTGTTGTTGACTTTGATGTGGATACTCATGTGTGCTCCTTTCTATTGCGGCGTGGCGTTCTCTTGCAGCCACGCCAGAAGATCGCCCGAGGGGGCTTCGTCGAAAGTAATGGTGCGGTATGCTGTGTCGCGCCACCCGCGACGCTGGTCCCATGCAGTGGGGGCAAAACCGCTTCCCAAATATGACATGTTGGGATTGTCCCCCCTGTTTATTATTTGGATTCCTGTAATTGTTTTGGAGCCTCCTTCGTAGTGTGCGCGTGTGCTAAACGTGGTTGACGTAGTAGAAACAGGGATTGAAAGTGTCTGATTGAAGTACCACGTCAAGCTCACATCCGGCTCAAAGTTGATATCATACCCTGTCCCGCCGATGAGCGTCCTGCCCTTGAGGATATTGTACACCGTGCCGTTGACGAGGCACTTCCCACCCTTAATTTCATAGGCTGTGCCATTGACGAGGGTCTTGTGTGTAGCGGGAGGGGGTGGCGTGACATTGCCGGAGCTGTCGACTTCCATGTCGGGCGGAAGAATGAGCGCGGGGCGGATGCCAGTTGAGTTGGATGCTTTGCTGGCCTCGCCGACGCCGTCGTAGTTGACGAGCCACACCAAGCTGGTGCTGTAGGTGAACGGTGAACGGAGCCCCCAGTAGTCGGCCGAGCCGTTCAGTTTCGCAATACGCTTGTTGTTGGCGGACGTGTCGGTTCCAGATTCAAAGTAGGACAGCTTCGCACCATCTTGCGGGAAGTAGGGGTTATCGCTGGTCGTGAAGCCAATCTCGTAGCCGGACAGCAGGAAAATCTTGCAGAGCAAGCCGTTAGCACCACTCTGATCCGAGCCACTGGAACCGCCGTTCTTGCGATACGGAATCTTCACCTGCTTGATTGCGTCCCTGATGTTGCTCTCAAACGCGTTCAAGAGCGTGCTGTTCAGTATGCTGTGGATGGTGCTGTTCTCCAGATTGTTCACATCCGAGCTGTGCCATCGTGTGGCCTCGAAGATGTCCTTCATCAGCAACCAAGTGCCGTCGCAGGATTCGTCGTACAGAGAACTCGGTTTGCCCTGATGGACGACGATAAACTCTTTCGCTGCACCGTTGACGTTCAGTTTGACGATACTGCCGACGGCTTTGGTGCCGAGTTTTGCACTTGCCATCTCAGCGCCTCCTTATTGAAAGTACCAGTTGATAGCGTAGTTCTCGGTGGGCGTGGTCTCCGATGCAACCAGCGTCTGCTTGGTGATGTTGCCGCTTGCGATATAGTCGCTGCCGCGCGTTGCCGCCACCAGCCCGCCCGAGCCGTTGCCCTTGATGAGAGAGGTGGTGGAGGGCACGTTCACGGGGCCTGCGGGGCCCTGCGGGCCGGTCGCACCGGTATCGCCTTTCTCGCCCCGCTCGCCCTGGTCTCCCTTGGGGCCTTTGATGTTGACCGTCGCGGGATTCGCAAGCCCGCCGTCGTTCGTCCAACTCAGGTCTCCCGCCGCGGACACAGCAGGGGTAAAGGTCGCACCTTTCGCGCCGTCCGCACCGGCAGGGCCCTGCGGGCCCGTCAGGCCTTGCGGGCCGGTTTCACCTTGCGGACCAGTCTTGCCCTGCGGGCCCTGTTCACCCTGCGGACCCCTTGGCCCCTCTGGTCCGGTATCTCCCTTCGCGCCGTCAGTGCCGGCAGGCCCCCGTGCGCCCGTGTCGCCCTTCGGGCCCTTGAGGTTCACGGTCTGCGGATTCGCCTTGCCGCCGTCGTTCGTCCACGACAGGTCGCCGTCGTCGCTCATGCTCGGCGTGAACGTCACGCCGTCACGTCCGTTTGTCCCGTCCTTACCCGGCGCACCGTCTGCGCCGTCTTTCCCAGGCAGGCCGTCCGCGCCCTTTGCGCCGTCCTTGCCGGGGGCTCCATCCGCCCCGGCAGGGCCTTGAGGACCAGTCTCGCCGGGATCGCCTTTCGGGCCCTGCGGACCCTCGGGCCCCGTGTCACCTTTCGCGCCCTGCAAGGGGCCGTTGTTGATGAACTCGCCGGTATTACCGTCGAAAATGTAGATGTCGTAGGGCTCCGCCGTGCCCACGCCGTAGGCATCGCCCGCCGCTGCGGTCGCTTTCTGCGCGGCGTCCAGCGCAGCCTTCGTGCCGTAATAGCCCAGCACCTTGAAGCCTTTGCCGGTGTCCCCTTTGGGGCCTGCTGGCCCCGTCTCTCCTTGCGGGCCGGTCTGCCCCTGCTGGCCTTGTTCGCCCTTCGGGCCGCGCGGACCTTCGGGGCCGGTCGGTCCGGTCGCGCCGATGTCACCTTTCTCTCCTTGGGGGCCGGTATCGCCCTTGTCGCCTTTCAGCGCGGCAAGCTGTGCCGCCGTGAAGTCGGAATAGGTAAAGGCATCGCCCTTGTCGCCCTTTGTGCCCTGCGGGCCAGCGGGGCCAATCTCGCCTTGAATGCCCTGCTCTCCCTGCGGGCCGCGCGCGCCGGTTTCACCTTTGGGGCCCTGCGGACCGGTCGCGCCGGTTGCGCCGGTCTCGCCTTTTGGACCCTGTGCGCCGGTTGCGCCCGTGTCGCCCTTGGGGCCGGTCGAGCCTGTGTCGCCCTTTGGTCCCTGTGCGCCGGTGTCGCCCTTGGGGCCGACTTCGCCCTGCGGACCGGTCGCGGCAACACCCGTGTCGGCAAAAGCGCCCGCCGTGGCGTCCCACTTGAACCAGTTGCCCGTGGTCTCGTCGACGTATGGCATCTTGGAAACCGCCGTCTCCGCATCCGCCGCCGCCCGCAAAACTTCATCGACCCAGCTTTGATAGGCCGGAGGCGGTGCCTCTCCGCTGTTTTCCAGCGTTTCGCGCACGCGTGTTTTATATATCTGGCTCTTCACAATGGTATCGCCAACGGTATAGCGCAGCTCTGCCGCGCCCTCACCGGCCACCGCCGTATCAACACTCGATACCAGCCACACGAGCGCGCCGTCTTCTTCTGTCACCGTCACGGGATACGGCTGCGCATCGCCGTTTCGCTGCACAATCAGGCTCGCCACGCCCTCGCCATAGCCCTCGCGCCACTTTCCCAGCACGTCAAAGACGACCTTGCGCGCCTGATTCTCGCCCCTGCGCCCGAGCTTGATCTCTTCGAGCGCGTAAGCATTTTCAATAACCATGTTGTCACCTCTCTTATGGAAAACGGCGCAGCAAGAGCGACTTTTTCGTCCCTTGCTGCGCCGTGTCGCAACTCATTTTTCGTGTCTCGCGGTCGTATTCACTTACGCGTTGTGGGCCTTCGCGCTCTCAACGTAGTCGCTGCTCATCGTCTGAATGAGATTCGCGGTCGAGGCGTCCTGTCTCATCTGGTTCTGGATGGCCCACAGGAACTTTCTCTTGACCTGCACGGTCACGCCGCGCTGGATCAGGCAGCTTTCGCCGTTCACGCACACCAGCAGGTCATCCTTGTACTTGCCGCTGTCCTTGAACAGGCGGACGCTGACGTACTCCTCGCCTGCGGGGGCGGCGTTCACAGCCGCAACGGCGTTCTTCGCTTCGCTCATCGGTCTTTCCTCCGTTTCAATAGCGGGGGCGGCGTTCACAGCCGCCCCCTTGGTGGTTAGGTCAGCGGGGTCTCATCGAACGTGGAAGTCGTTTCCACGCGAATCATATACGCTTCAACCAGACGTTCGGCGACCTTGGTTGCCTTCCAGCCGACGGTTGCACGCTGGTTCAGCGGGTCAGCCGTACCGGCAGAGCCGAGCGGCTTGACGATGTGCTCAAGACCGCCGCCGGTCAGCTCGGTCGTACCGTAAGCCTCCGCGCCCATGATGAGGGTGGAGTAGACGTTGCGGCCCTTCGCACCGGCTTCGCCCGGATAGATGGCGGTCGACGCCATCGGGGTGACAGCAGGCGCTTCTTTCAGCGTGATCGTCGCGCTGCCAGCAGCCGCGGCCGAGGCGCTCTCGATCTCAAGGAGCGCACCATCGATGACGACTTCACGTCCAGCCAGCTTTGCAGCGTCGGCAGTGGTGATGGTCTCGTTTACGGTCAGGACCTTACCGGATGCGCTCTTGACGGTCAGGTCGCGTGCGCCCTCGGTCAGATCGTCCGCGTGGAACACCTTCGCTTCGGTCGTCTCGATGAAGCGGACGCCAGCGATCTTGCCGATCTCGTCGTCGTAGATGTTGCTGGTATCCTTGTACTCGTGCGGACGCTTCCAGTCAGGGTCATCCTGAATGTCGTAGGAACAGTCAGGGTGAATGATGGCCCAGTAGGAGCCCTCATAGCGCGGGGCGTTCATGGTTTTCAGGAAGCGAACCGCCTTGCGGACGGCGCGCACCGTGAAATAGTGGTTGCCCGTGGTCTCGCCGCCAACGAGCAGATGGCGGCCCGTCACCTGACCTTCGCCGTACTGGACGTTAGAGCCGCCGTTGATGACCTCGCGGGTGATGGTGTCGAGCGTGCGGCCCGCCTGAGAGCCGAGCAGCACCGTCGCTTCCTGCAGGTTGTTGTCGATGGCGGTCAGGTCGAGAATATCGGAAATCTCGACGAAATCGCCGTACTGGTCGACCTGCGCGGTCAGCGTGGTCATGGACAGCTTACGGCCCTTGGGGGTCACGCCTTCGGTGATGGGCGTGAGCGCCTTAGGCAGCGGATCATACTTGCGGAACTCGATCTCCTTGCCCTTGCCCTTGGGGATGTTGCGCTTCTGCGCGAAGCGGTCATGCACCAGCTCGGGCTCGGCGTTGTCGATCAGGGTGTCGCAGTAGTAGGTCTTCATCTCGCCCGAGAGACCGGCATCGGTCGTCACGTTCGTCTGACCCTCAAACAGGCTCAGAATGACGGGCAGAATGAAAATGTTTTTGAACTTCTTCATAGAGTTTTGTCTCCCTTCTTGCAGTCGGTAAATTAGGCGGGCATCAGAATACGATACGCTCGCCGCGCCGCACGCGCCTTGCGATCTCTGCGCGGTCGGCCTTCGTGAATTTGCTCGGGTCACTCTTGACAATGACCCCCGGCTGGGAAGTGGTTCCATTCTCGTTCGGGCGCATTCCTTTCGCGCGGACGTTGTCCATCACGCGCTTTTCCATCTCCGCCGCAGCTTTCGCCGCGCTACGAGCCTGAATGTCGCCTAAATGGGATACCTCGTAAGCGTCTTTTACAGGAACGCCAGCGCGCAGCATCGCAATGAAGCGCGGATTCTCTGCGACTTCGCGCTTGAGGTCGAAGTCAGGGTACTCTCCCGGCGCGTCCGCCGTTCCGACCAGCTCGCTCGCCTGACGAATCCAGTCGTTATAAGTCTCGTCGGCTTTCTGCTGGCGCTGTCTGTCTTCTTCCTGACGTTTGAGCGCTTCGTTTTCCTGCTGCATCCGTGCATACTCGCGGTACTGTTCAACGCTCATGCCCATACTCTCCGCTTCCGCGTTGTAGAGCACGCTGTTGAGCGCCGCATCGCCCTCAAAAGCCTCACGCAGCTTACTCATATCGCCGTCCGACACGCCATAATGGCGCATCAGTGTATCGATAATGGGCTGCGAATCGGCGATCTTCTGGTCTTTGGCTTTCTCTTCGCCGAATCTGCGGTTGATGATGCGCTGCGTCTCCGCAGTGTACACGTCCTTGTACTTGCCGTTTACGAGGTCAAGGAACTCCTTTTTCAGGTCTTCCCCGCCTTTTTCCGCAGCCCCGGCGTCGTGCTGCTGCATCTTCGCGCCCTCGCCTTTCGGCTCACCAGAAGAGGTCCCCGTATCGTCAGGTGTCTCCTGCTTGCCGAACACGACGTTGGCGTATTCGCCCGTTTTGCCCTTCCGGGTGGGAGAAGAGCTTGCCTGTGCGGTATCGCCCTGTGCGCTTGCGCCTCCCTCAGCGCCGCCCGATGCACCGGCAGCGGCCCCAGCAGCGGCAGCGCCGCCGTCAAAGAGGCTCAGGATCACGCGAAGCGTGGTTTTGAGGTTCATGGTATCCCTCCTGCTTGTCAAATCGCGGATATTCGGCCCTCCGTGTAGGCCGTGCAGCGCTTCCCATTGCCCGCAGGGGAGGGGGAGAGCGGCGAAAAGATGAAGAAAAACGCCGCCCCTCCCTCGCGGGCGTATGAATAGGAGGAAGCCACTCGCACGCCTAAAGCGTAACATGCGGCTTCTTCCAACTCACCACGGGTGAGAAAAATTTTTTTAATTTTCTTTGGCGTGCACGCAGATCGCGTCCGGCCTCGTGACCTCAAGCTGCTTGAGCCCGATGCAGGCCGCAAGAAATGCCGCCTTGATGCGCTCATCACCGCCGCAGTGGATAAGGAAGCGCGGCGCACCATCGTCTATCTCGAAGCCATAGACCTCGCACTCTCCATCGGCTTCCATGTTCTTCACATAGCCACCGAAAGCGTACATCACACCAGTAATGTAGTTGCAGCATTTCTCGTCCGCCGAATGGCCTTCGCACAGGATCATGTAGCGGCCGATTTCGTGCTCGATGCGAACCATTGTCATGCACTTACACCCCCCGGCATCGCCGCGCTGCTGCCCGCGTCCATGTTCGGCTTAGACTGTTCGGCAAGCTTCTGCATGTACGGTGTCTGCGCGCTCTGCGCGTCGGCGTTCTTGCTCTCAATTCCGCCGCTGCTGCCGCTCTTACGTGTCGAGCCGCCGCTCTGCGTGCCTCCCGCCATTCCGATGCCCATGTCCTGTCCCGTAAGCTGCTGGATAACCGCGAGAGCCTTTTGCAACTGCTCGCTCTGCTGCTGCACGACGTTGTAGAGCGTCGCGCCCTCGTTGACCTGGCTCTTGATCTTGTCGATGCCCTCGAAATCCATCATGTCGAGCGCGATCATACTTTCCTGCGCCCTGTCTGGGGAGAAGAATCCCAGCGAATACAGCTCTTTCGCCCGCTCGTTCTGTTCTGCGCGGGAGAATGGATTCTTCTTCTGCGCCTTGATCTTGATGTCAAAGACCGGTCTGCGGAACAGGTCATTGCCGAGGCTGTCCACGCCCGTCACCTGATCGCCAATCTCGTTCACGCCGATTTGCGCATACTCGTAGGGCATTTCATTCGTGATGCGAAAAGTGCGCGCTGCGTCGTAGAACTGCCGCATGCGCTCGATGCACAGTTTCACGATCTTCGCCTGCGCGCGGTAGCACGCCGAAATCATATCGCGGCTCGCCTTGTTGCCCGCTTCCTGCAATGCGGAAATAGCCGCCGCAGCCGTCGCACCGCTGGATGTCCCGCCGTTGGACACGTCGCGGTTTGAGCTCGTTTCCTTCATCTCGTCGATCTTCATCTGCACGATATTCGCGTAGATGGAATCGAGCGGGCGCGTCGTTACCTCACGGAGCCTGCTTTCGTCGATCTGGCCGGACACGTGGATGATCGGCTTGCGCCAGTCAAGGAACTCTTCTTCGTTGATGTTCAGGCTTTCGCTCGCGAAATACCGGCGCTTGCTGCCCATCATTGAAGTTTCGAGGATGTTGCCCCACAGTTTGTCGATGTAGAGCTGCGGGTCCTTTGCGATAGCCGTGTAGCCAAATCCCGCGGGCGTTCCCTTTTCGGGGAACAGCACGTCGAACACGAACGGATATTCTCCGTCTTCGTAGAAGCCGCCCTCCGCATATTCGGGGTCGTTTTCGCTGGCGTAGATGATGTGCTCCTCGTCGATAAACTTCGCGTAGTGCAGCACCGTTCGCCCGTCTGCGGTCCTCTTGCGGTAATACCAGTCGATCACGGCGACCTTGTTGCTCGTGTCCACCGTATCGTCGTACTCGTATTTCGCCGTTTCAATGCTGCTGCCGCTGAGTTTATCCGCAAACTGCGGGTATTCGTCCTCGATGATGTCGCGGTCGACGAGCGCCACTGTAAACACGTTGCGGCTCTTCTGGATGTCCTCAACACCCGGCTCCCAGAAGATGTTCAGCGGGTCAATGCCCTCGATAGCGATGTCGCCGAGCCCATTGTCTTTCTCCTTGTCCCAGAACACGCCGTAGATCGCCACACCGTGTTTGAGCTTTTCCCACCACTCGAAGCTGTATGTGCTGTCAAATTCGTTGTATTCCATGATGACCGGCAGCACGGACGAGAGCGTCTTCGCGCTTTCCTCGTCGCTCCGCTCGCGAGGCAGGCATACGGGCTCGGGGTAGTTGTCCATCGCGTCTGCGTGCTTATTCATGATCGAGTTAAACAGCCATGCACTCGCAGGCTCGGGCGATTCCCCCGCGTCTTTCGCCCCGCGTCGGATATCCTCCCAATGCCGAAGCTTCCACCAGCGCTCCTCGCTGATGATGCGATTCTCGAAGTTGCTCTTGCCCTGCTTGTACTTTTGCAGCGTTTCTACAGCGTCGCCGATCTCCTTGCTGCCGATGGCTGCGCCGCTGTTCATCGCCGCGTCGCTGTCGCGGAATGCGCCTACAAGCGGCGCTTCTGCCTTTGCATCCAACATCGCAGCAGCGCCAGCCGCGTCGGCCTGCTGCTGCGTCTGTGGGAATTTTCTCGTCCCTGCCATGTCTTCCCCTCCTGTCAGTTGTGTTGGAACCACGCATATCTGTCGTAGCTCGGCGTATTGATGTCCAGCGGGTCGTACAAGACCGGCTTCGGCGGCTTATTTACCCGCGCCGCAATGGGATTCTCCATGCACACATAGCGCGTCATGTCGTAGATATGATCCTCCTGCTCGGTGTTCACGTCCTCAACGTCCTTTTCGTCGTAAACGAGGTTTGGCACCGTGCGGATAAAATTCTTGCACGTATCGAAGATATACAGCATCGGCACGCCGTTCTCATCGAACGCGAATCGGTTGTGCAGCTGCATCTTGCCGTCGATGCGGGCGTTATCCCCCTTCTCAAAGTAGACACGCTCGCGCTCAAAGAGAGCGCCGATGCTCTCCGTGCCCTGCGTACCCCAAATGGCGGGATCGCCCACACGGAAGATGCTCCTCCCCTTGAGATTTGGGTCTTCTGCCTCAATGCGCTTCATCTCGCGGGCAACCGCCGTCGGCTCCATCTTCACGCCCTCGTTCGGCGTGCCCGTGCAGCCGTAATATTCCCGGATGTGGTAGAGCCTCCTGTCTTGGTCGACCGCAAACCAGCCGATGGCAAACGGCCTTGAATAGCCCCAGTCCATTGCGCACCAGATCGGCCACTCCTTCGGCACATGAAACGGCGCGATGACGTGCGTATTGATGCGGTCGCGGTAGTGTTCGCTGTCATTGCGCCACTCGGTAAACACCTGCCCGGAGAACGTATCCCAATCGCCGTAGAGCAGTGCGTTCTTTTCTGCCTCCGGCATTGACGCAAGGCGCGTCAAATAGCTGTCGTCGTTTTTGAGCAGTATCTTATTGTCGAATACCGTGCTCGGCACGAAGATTCGGCTCTTCTGCCGATGTTCTTCGTGCCCATCCGGAAAGCGCACGACCGCATCCTCGCGGATGGTCCTCATCGGCGGCGCTGCCGTGATGAAACGTTCCTTGACCCATCCGTGCCCCACGCCGCCGGGGTTCGCCGTGCTGCGGATGTATACACGCGTCCCCGGCCCGTTCGGTCGGTTGCGGGAAAAGAGGTAGCTGTATTCCTCCCACGTAAAGTGGGTCAGCTCGTCGAATGCAATAAAGTCATACGCTTGGCCTTGATACTTGATTTTGTCCTTTGCGTACTGCATCGAGCCGAAGAGTATTTTCGCCCCGCTCGGAAATGTCCACGTGTGGCTGCTGCCGTTGTAGCGCGCGCCCGGATAAATACGCGGGTAGTAGTTCAGCGTCTTGTCAATGAGCTCGGCAAGCTGCGGGAAGGTCTTTCTCAGAATGATCGCCTTGTAATACGGGATATCCACCTGCCGCAATGCCTCGATGACCAACGCATCGGATTTCCCCCCGCCTAACCGGCTGCGCCGCCGTATAGAGCCTCATCCTCCCATCGGCTCATAAAGAGTGCCTGCTTGGGCTGCGGCTTCCATACCACGCTACGCTTCGCCATTTGCATCACCTCCCGCGTCCTGCGGAACAGGCATTACCGCGGGCAGCTCTGCCACCCCGCACACGCTCTCTCCGCCGTCGTCCTTTTTCTCGTCATTTACCCAGCGGAAGTTGTATCTCAGGCTGAATTCCGCGCCACGCTGACCGTCTCGGTCGAAGAGGCGTTCCTCTGCGTAAGCCTCGATGTGGGACTTCGCGCGCGTAACCGTGTCAACGAACTCTTTCTTCGCCTGATAGTTCAGCAGCGCTTGACGGCTTGTAAATCCAAGCGCGAGCGCCAGCCCCGTCACCGTCGGCGGTCGCTGATGAATGATAAACGGCTGCCCGAATTTGTCGAGAATCGGCATCCCGTCGTCCCCGATGATTGGCTCACCCTTGCAATCTTCAAAGTATCGGTCAATGACGGCCTGCATTTCTTCAACCGTCGCATATTTTGGAGGATGCCCAATTTTCGCCATGCCGCCACCGCCTTTCTTTTTTATGCTGCAAGCCCCCCGTCCTCGGCCTTATCGCGCAGCATTCTTATCCCCGCTCGGAGAACCGAGCTTCCTATTTCCGACGGTAACACGACATCTTTTATTTCTCACCACGGGCGCGGAAACTTTCTCTTCCCTTTCTGCGCTCTCCTCTGTATAGTTACATACACACAACATAGATACATCCTGCGTATAGCACTCTCTCCCTATCCCCCCTATAATCCCCCCTTCCCCTCTCTCCCGCAGCAAAAAGAAGCAGGGCTTTCGCCCTGCCTCTTCTTATGCCATTTTGAGCTTCCTTTTGAGCCACGTCCACAGGGTTTTCCATGGGAGGGCTTCTGCATAGTGTGCGCGCTCTCGTGCATTCAAAAGGTCGTCATGCAGATTCTGCGCGCTTTTCCGCCATGCGAAAAGGTCTTTCGTTTGCTGGTCTCTTTCCACCTTCATGGTAGCAATGCACGCATTCGCCCGCCCAAGTGCCGCCTCGGTGGCATCGAGATTGTTTCGCAGGCAGTCCGCGTCTGCTTTCTGCTTTGCGATCACGTTCTCGCGGGTGATGGCCTCGCCGTGCATCTGGGTGAGCTTTTCCGTCAGCGTGCCGATCTCTCCGCGCAGCTTTTCATTTTCCTCGGCCAGTTTTACGCCGGCCTTAAAATGTTCCGCCGCCTCGGCTTCCGCCGCTTCCTGCCTTTCGGCGGCGTCCTCCACCATCTTCGCCATCTGGTCTTTGGTGTACTTCTTGGTGTTGATGCTCATAATTTGGCTCCTTTCATTCGTAGCTGTTCTTCTCGCCCCCGGTCGCTCTCGACCTTAACGACCTTGCAGTCACCGTATCGCTCAATATCCATTGCGATGCGCTCCTTGATGCCCTGCGCGTCAGCGGCGGGGACGTTGGCTTTAATCGTGATCGTCAGCATATACGTTACCTTTCACGTGCTCTTTCCACCACAGATATTCTTTGCGCTCTCGTCGATATTCAAAAATCAGGCTTTCCGCCTTGCAAATATCGCGGAATCTGTTACTTGCTGCAATCCATGCAGTCTCAACCAGCCACCATAAAAAGCATAACGCTGCAAGTATCGCTGCAATGCCGCCAATCGCTATAAAGAACATTCCAACGCCTTCAACAAAAGATTCCATTCGTTACCCCTCCTTCGGCTCGCCGTAGCTGCAAAAATCGTTCTCACCAACATTGCGCCTGTTGCATGGCGAATGTCTGTTGTGACACGTCAGCGTCCCCGGCTTCCCGTATCGCTGGGTAAGCTCGGACGGCAATGTGCTGTGCTTGCAGTCCTTGCACCGCGTCACGACCATAGCATCTACTGTTGGGGCTTTTTCTATCAAGCCAAGTAAGCCGTTCCAACCAGCACAATACGCCGCGGGGAGAACATCTTTGCTGCACCTCCCCACACCCAATTCGTCAGCGTCAATCAGCCTCATCGCTTAGCGCCTCCGTTCTTTTTGCATGGAGAACAAAACAGCTTATCAACCCAAGACACTTTTCCGCTGCCGCCAGTGGCACATTTTTTCGACTGGCAAGTCCTGTTCTCTTTGTGGAAATAGATGCAGTCCTTACACGGATTTCGCATCGCTGTCACCTCCATCCATTGTCCGCCCTCCTGTTCCATGCTTCGATTGCTTTTTCTTCCAGAGCGTTGTCTGTCGTAGCCCAGTCGGGAAGCTGAGCGCAGCGTGTCCACGTGTCATTTATAACTCGGCCCCCGACAGCGCCACCTCGCGCGTGGCAGGTGTTGCATCGGACAGAGTAGGTGTGCATTTCTACGCGCATATCAAGACCATTCCACCCAGCGAGACGAGACTTTCGCTCGACCTTGAGTTTTGTGTTGCCGCAAAAGGGGCACGGTTTCAATTCAGCCATCTTTCATCACCTCCACATAGCACCAGCTCTGCGGCGCGCGCTTATCGCAATCGCAACATTCTCCGCCCCCCGAAGACGCTTGGCTCGCGTCTGCAAAGCCTTTCCGCCCAAAACTCAACAAGCACTTCGGCGCGTCGTAGATGCGCAAATCGGTAATGTGCCAGCCGTAGCCCGTTTGCGCGTGCAGATAGTCGTGCATGTCTTTGAGGGTAAGGCAGGACTGTTGAGCTACTTCGCACGCCGTCAGCCAGTCTTCACCCTTGACGTAGTAGCTGCCGCCGCGCGCTTTGGTCTCAAGCTCGTAAATACGGTCGCAGGTAAATTCGCCGATAATCTTGCCCTTGCGGTCTGCCCACTTGCCGCGGTTCCACTTGGCAACATCACCCCCGAGGCCAACTCGAAAAAACTCGTTACAGCCTTGCAGCGTGCAGTAGATGTAGCATTTGAACGGCGTGTCCAGCTTCGGTCTGGTTTTTCGCACCTCAATAGTCTTTTCGCCGTTGGCGATCTTCTCCACCCACTTGGGGCGGATGCTCAGCATAACAGCCTTACTCATCCTTCATCGCCTCCAATGCTTTCTCCGCCTCCTCGCGGGTCAGAAAGATGGTCTTGCCAATATGATTGATCTCGTAATCCCTCGTCCCGTTGATTTTGCGGGTATCAAAAAGCACATTCACATATAACCCGTGAGAAAACTTTCCCATGCCATTGACGTAGGCTTCTATCGGTTTTTTTAGCAATTCCCACGTCCACGGATTATCTATTACCCACACCGTATCACCCACCTTGCACGGCAGCACCACCAGCCGCCCGTCCTTGTCGGCCTCGGCCAATTTCCGTAGGCGATTGATGTCAATTCCGTACGTTCTGGCTATTGCTTTAACGCATCCGGCTTCGATTTCCAGTTTAGACCTTTCAATTTCCTCCGGCGTCAGGCCCGTCGCCTTGTAGGCGCGAAGGTCTTCTCGATTCCTCCGGTAGTCCTCGATGAGCTGCTGCACCACGAACCGCTGCGTCATCGGCCACGCCGCGATCTGCTCTTGCAGCTTTTTCAATGCCTCACCAGAAACCATCACTCCACCTCCTGCATCTTACTAATTACTTTTCGGATCACATCGCCGCTGTAAGCGTCTTTCGTCAACTCCAAAAACTCCGTCAGCGTCATCATGCCATGCTCGAGGTCAACCCCGTGATCGCGGGCAAACTGCTTTCGCCCCATGTCACACGAACCGGTCAAGCGGTGATGCCAGTCGTAAAAGTACTGCGTCGGATACGTTCTTCCATCGTCTGTCTCGCGCAGGAACATCGCAATGCGTTCATCTTCCGGCATATCCTCAAACAGCTTATCTCGAAGAGACTCCATTGCTTCTCGCAGCGTTTCGCCGTGTGCAAAAACATTTCCCTGCTTGACTATATAGCACGGTGTGATCGTCAAATCATTGTTCACGATTGCTCCATGCGCGGTGTTGCCGCGCATGGAGCGAATCAGTGTGTTTACGCCGTCAATTCGATAGACCGGTTCTCCATTGAAACTTTTAATGCCGTCGCCGGAGCCGTCGCCGTCGCCGGAGCCGTCGCCGTAGCCGTAGCCGGAGCCGTCGCCGGAGCCGTAGCCGGAGCCGTCGCCGTAGCCGTAGCCGGAGCCGTCGCCGGAGCCGTAGCCGGAGCCGTCGCCGTAGCCGTAGCCGGAGCCGTCGCCGGAGCCGTCGCCGTCGCCGTAGCCGGAGCCGGAGTCGTAGCCGTCGCTCACAGTCAGAAAGGCTTTGATCTTCTCATCAAGCGTCATCTCTTCCACTCCTTTACGCCTCGAATCGACGCAGATGCCGCATCCGTGCACAGGATAATCTGGATTGCCCCCAGCACGGTCATTTCCGGGACCGTCACGGTAAAACGGCAGTTGCCCGGTGCTTTTGTGCCGTCCTGCGCCAGCTGCTCCACGGCGCACGCGCCGTCCCAGCTCCACAGCTTACGCACATCAGTCATGGTGACTTCGGAGCCGTTTCTCTCCTTGATCTTGCCGAAAAATACGCCTGCGCGGTCGCAGCGAACGATATAGTCCTGATTGTTGTTCATGATGAAATTCCTCCTGATTTTTGTTAAAATTTGAAGCTCTCTCTGAGCCTCCCTAATGTAGCGCTTTCGCGGGTCGGCGAAAAATCACCACCATGCTTGGGAATGGGGCACTGTTCTTTTCTCCGCCGAACTTTAATCTCCCACGCACGAAATTGATGGTTGCATATTTGTCGTTGTAGCAGTAATCGTGGAACCAAGCGGTATCCGTCCGCGCCGGAAGCAGCATCACAACCGTTGCGTCTGATTCCTCGGCGGTTCGATGCGCTTTCTCTACCCACGCCCCAACGCCGCGTCCGTATGGGGGATTGCACCACACAACGCCGTCCCAGTCCTGTTTCAGTCCGTCCATCTCTGGGGTGAAATAGCGTTCGCATTTTGCGTTTTCTGACGTTGCGCAAGCGTCCAGCGTGAAATGGAACAGTTCATCGAGATCGTCGAAAAATGCTTTCGGTGTTTCCCACATTTCAGATCTTGATGAAAACATTAAGTCTTTGTTCATTCTGCTTCGTCCTCCCTAATGTCTCCGCCCCATTGCTCCGCCATAGCTTTGGCGATGCCGGGGAAGGTTTTGCTCCTTGCTTTTGCCGTACGCGGGTCATTCCATCGCATAATCTTACCGGTCTCGTCTTTTGCATAGTTTGCGCTTGCCCCCACACTGTATCCGCCTGGCAAAATATCTCCCGCATCTACAATGTTTGTCGGTCGCAAAGCGGGTAAGCCTTTTAGCCATAGGCAAGTCTTTTTTCTTGCGTGGTGTCCGAATTCATACGGCTGGATAATACAATCAGGCTTACGATAGTGTGTAGACATATATCCGACCGGATTTTCTACCGCGATTTTACAAACGTTGGCATTTACAAAGGCCAGGAAAAACATCGCAGCTTCTTCCCGCAACTGCAACCGTCTGACCGCCTTTTCCCCATATCTTTCCGTGTTAAACCAGCGATTCCCGGTAACAGTCAGGTATGTACACGGCGGGTGCGCGATCAGCAAATCCCATTTGCCTACATCATGTGCCGCCCCATCCATCGTGGTAACGGCGCCACCCTTAATGGCCCCCAACGCGTCGCCCAGGATATGCCACTCAGGATGGCCGCCGGACGGCTCCTGAATGTCGCATGAATACGCCTCGTGCCCAAACGCGCGGAACGCTTTGCATACCTCCTGCGATTCCTCGCAAGCAACTAAAACCTTCATCGGCGCCCCTCGCATTCCCCGAACAACTCCCGGAACGTCATCCCGGTCAAATCCTCCAACGCGAGGAACGCCCGCACGGTCACATCCACGTCGCCCTTGACGTACCGGCTCACGTTGGTCGCCGAAATGCCGGTCGACTCGGCAAGCGTGGTTTGGTTGTAGTCGGTTTTCTCCAACGCCGCTTTGAGGCCCGGATACGGGCAGCGCTCCCATGGCGTCTTGCTCATAACAAATCGGCTCATATCATTCCCCTCCTAACAGTGCCCCGATGGACACGTCCAGCGCTTCGGCAAGATAGAGATACGTTGTGACTATACCGTATCGCTCGCCGCGCTCGATAGACGAAATCGTTCTGTCTGCGACGCCGGACTTGTCTGCAAGTTCCGTCTGGTTCATCCCACGCATCAACCGCAGGGCTTTCACATGCTCGCCGATGCGCTGCTCGGTCGGGATAGGCCCCTTCGGCGCTTTATCCTCGCTCAAAAAGTCGATCACACGGAGCCCTACGGCTTCGCAGATACGTTCGCACAGCGGGATAGTCGGCATAATGCGCCCGCACTCGTAATTGCACAGCTGCCCTTGCTCAATGCCACACATGGCGGCAAACTGCGATTGGCTCATGCCCCTTGCTTTTCTCAGGTTGCGGATCCGCTCCGCAGTGTCTTTTGCATTCATCTTTTTCGCTCCCTCATTTCGTTCGTTGATAGCGCCTCGTCTTAAACTGCCGCGCGCCCCAATAGGCACCGCGTTCCTGCGTTTGGCGAGCTTCTTCTTCCTTCGCCTCGTTGTCCTTGGCGATATCCGCCTGATAGTACGGGCAATCGCCGTGACAGCCTACGTGCCGCGTTGGCGGCTTGCAGCTATGGCAGTGCTCAAAGCTCATCTCACACCTCGCGGATCGTGATGCCGTACTTGTCCTGCATCAGTTTCTTTTTCAGCAGATAGTCCTTCGTTTTCACGCCCTTCGCGTCCTCGACCTCTTGCAGCCAATACACCGTGCCGTTGCAGTCCGGCTCGGTCGCTCGCTCGTAAACAAAATCCGCGCGGTAGACCATCGGCTTGATGCGTTTCCCCTCGATGGTCTTGTAGCCCTCCACGAGGGTAAAATTCACTTGCAGCCGCAAATCGCGAATCCTGCCCATCGCACGCAGCACTTTCAGCTCGGTGAATCGCGCCGCCTCGCGCTCGGAATCAAACTTGATGCCATCGCGCACGACCTTTCGGTTCCCGTATTTGCTTTTCTTCGGCTTTTGCGTGCCTGCCAGCTTGTCAAGCACCTGCTTCTGCGCCTGCGGCCCAAGCCGCGCAAGGTCAGCACTTGTCAAGCCCATCGGCGGCCTCCGTCTCGCGCTTATCGTCATCCGGGTCGTCCCGCAGGCCGACCGCAATATGCATCACGTTCTTCTCGTCCACGCGCTGGTGAATCTCGTATTCCCCAAGCAGCGGGTTCACCTTCGGCCTTTCGAGGTGGAGCGCCTTCATGCGTGGGATTTCTTCTCCCGTGTCGGGGTCCTTCACTGCCTCACCGTAGGCAAGCGCGATCTGGATAATCCAAGCGTCGAACGCCATGCGCAGCTGGTTCAGCCCTTCCAAATCCTCGCGCAGCTTCGCATTCGCTTCCATCAGCTCGCCGACTTTTTTCTGATATCTGCCAAGCTCGTGCTCAAGCCGTTTTACCTTGTCTCTGTTTCTTTCGCTCATCAGTTCTCCGTCCTTTCGTAGTGCAGCGTCAGCGCCCGAGCGATCGGGCAGCGCCGCCATTCTTCGTTGGCGCAGTAGCGCCGCGTATATTCGTCCAGCTCTTCTTTCGGCAGCTTGACTTGTGCACCCTCGCAGTTGAGATAGTCGCGGTAGTCCCGCGAGTAAAACGGGCACTTGAAAATGCCCCCGCGATAGCCGCTCACGGCGCACCACCCGCCATTTCGGCAGCAGCCGCGTCCCACGTCATCCCGTGTTCCCTCGCATAGCGGGAAACGCTCGGCATGAATGCTTCCTGCTCGGCGAGCTGCTCGATGTATGGCTTCATCCACGCGACAGAAACGTGCGGAGATGTCGTCCCACGGATCTTTGCCAGCACTTGGCCGACCTTCGGCGGGAATCCCCTCGTATCCTCGGCAATCAGCGCATTTACTGCGTCCATTGCCGCAGCAGGGTCTTCCCCACCCAGCATGTCCAACCAGAGGGAGACCAGCTCTTCGGCTTCTGTGCGGGTCATCTTGGCATAGGCCTGCGGATAGGCCTGCTTTAATCGCCCTAAAAGGCTAATTACGTCAGCTCTTTCCACGGTTCTTTTCCTCCTCCAACATCTCGGAAAATACGTCGCCGCCACCAGACGTTTTACTTTGTTGCGATTTCCGGCCCTTGTTTTGCTCTTCGGCAAGCCAGTTCGTGATGAAACGCTTTATCCCCCCGCGTGTCTTTCGCCTGGTAGGGTTCGCGTCGCACCACCCTGCCATGTTTCTAAGTTGTTGCTTAACATCGACATTGGGGTATAGCGCTTCCCATTTCGATACGTCGGGAGATAAGACATCGAAAAAAGACCCATCGTTAAGCACGAGAGAGACGATTGGCGGCGTGTGAGCCGCTTGCGGCTCCGCGCATCCATACTCTTCTTTACTCTCCTCTTCTCTACTTTCCTCTACTTTACTTTGTCTCTCGATGTCAGCATTTTTCGAAAGAATGTTTACATTTTTCGCTTGAATGTCAACATTAGGCAAAATTCGGGCAACATCGACCAGAAGGATGTTGTAATCAACTTCGAGAGTTTTACGGCGGCTGACTGCCTCAAAGTACCTTTCCTGTATGCCTTTAGAGGTCAATACGTGGTACTTGTCATACTTCTCTTTGTCGAACATCCCTCGTCTGATAGAAGCCTCTATTATTTCGGAAACGAC